AAAAAGAAGACGCAGCTCTCCGTGTTAAGATGGATATGAATTACGAATTAACTGAGGTTATGGTAGAATACCGCCCTGAACATGAGCGGTTATTGTATTCCCTCGGTTTGGCTGGTTCTGCGTTTAAAAAGGTGTACTTTGACCCCAGTTTGGGACGTCAGGTAGCCCTATATATCCCCGCTGAAGATGTAATTGTCCCATACGGTGCATCAAACATTGAATCCGCCGAGCGTGTTACGCACGTAATGCGCAAGACAAAAAATGAAATGATTAAGCTGCAAGCCGCTGGCTTCTACCGAGATGTAGATTTAGGCGACCCAGTTTCGTTTTTTACAGATATTGAAGAAGCTAAGGCCGAGCAATCGGGGATTTCGTTAACTTCAGATGACCGTTACACCATACTAGAAGTCCATGCTGACCTAGTTATTGACGGTGTAGATGGTGAAGACGATGAAGACCTGCAAGTAGCTAAGCCTTATGTAGTAACGCTTGAGAAGGGTACGGGTGAAGTTCTGGCTATACGCCGCAACTGGAACCCTGACGATCCTTTGACACTAAAGCGTCAACATTTCGTACATTATGCCTACGTACCCGGATTTGGATTTTATGGACTCGGACTTATTCACATTATTGGGGGTTATGCTAAAGCTGGCACTAGTATTATCCGTCAGCTCGTTGACGCTGGAACCCTATCCAATCTCCCCGGTGGTCTCAAATCTAGGGGACTACGAGTTAAAGGCGACGACACACCGATTGGTCCGGGCGAATTCCGTGATGTAGACGTACCGTCTGGCAGCATCCGCGATAATATTATGCCGCTGCCTTACAAAGAACCTTCTCAGACGTTACTAGCATTATTGCAGCAGATCACCGAAGAAGGTCGACGTTTAGGCGCTATCTCAGACATGAACATATCCGACATGAGTGCAAATGCACCTGTTGGAACAACACTCGCTCTTTTAGAACGTACCCTTAAGCCAATGGCTGCGGTGCAATCTAGGGTGCACTACTCAATGAAGCAGGAGTTTAAGCTCCTGAGAAAGATCATTGCTGAGTACGCCCCAGAAGAGTATATGTACGTGCCTGATCGTGGTGAACCCCGAGCGCGACGCGCCGACTATGCCATGGTGGAAGTAATTCCCGTCAGTGATCCCAACAGCAGCACAATGGCCCAGCGAGTGGTCCAATATCAAACCGTGTTGCAGATGGCGCAGGCCACCCCACAAATATACGACCTCCCTCAGCTTCATCGCCAGATGATCGAGGTCTTGGGTATTAAGAACGCCGACAAGCTTGTTCCAATAGAGGACGATATGCGGCCTACTGACCCAGTCAGTGAAAACATGGATGCTCTTGTGGGTAACCCCGTTAAAGCGTTTATGTATCAAGACCATCAGGCTCATATAGCTACTCACCAAGCCTTCATGCAAGACCCAATGATTATGCAAACTATTGGGCAGAACCCAATGGCAAACCAGATCATGGCGTCTCTACAGGCTCACATTGCCGAGCATACAGCTTTCTTGTACCGCAAGCAGATCGAAGAGCGTATCGGTGCACCTTTACCGGCGCCAAATGAAGAAATGCCAAGAGACCTAGAAGTACAGCTCGCTCAGCTACAGTCTAAAGCGGCTATCCAGCTTACTCAAACACATCAACAGCAAGCTGCTCAACAACAAGCGCAGCAACAAGCTCAAGACCCGCTTATTCAGATGCAGCAAATGGAGCTACAGTTGAAACAAGGTGAGCTACAGAGAAAAGCCCAAAAAGATCAAGCAGATAGCGCGCTTGATGCCGCTAGGTTGGAACTTGATGCTAAGAAGGCCGAGGCATCCTCAACTATTGAAGCTGCACGTATAGCCTCTCAGACAGATGCAGCTAACGCTAAGCAAGACTTAGACGAAGCGAAAGCGATCCTAGACATGGCTAAAGCACAACAAACACAACGAGGTATTTAATGCTACCAAAAGTATCGGTGATGATGTTGTGTCATACGGGGCGGGGGAGGCTGCTAGTGCGTGCAGTACAAAGCGTACTAAGCCAAACCTACCCTAACTGGGAGTTAGTGATACAAGATGATTGTTCTACAGACTTTACGTTTGATATAGCAAAACTTCTTGCACAGAAAGATAAACGTATAAAGGTGTATCAAAACCAAACTAACTTAGGGGCGCCAAAGAACAGGGCGGAAGCCGTTAAAAACATGACCGGTGACTTGTTATGCCATGTTGATAGCGATGATTTTATTTACCCTCATGCGTTAACGACTATGGTCACGGCTTTTATTAAAAATCCAGCGCTTGGGTTTGCCTACAGCGATATGGCCTACGGAGATGAAACCGGCAAGGTAACAAGCTATAAACTAAATGACGAGCCAGTGCAAGAACAGCCATGTCAGGGGTGGCGGTCTTTGGGTATGTACACCAGAAAAGCATATTACCAAACCAACGGGTACAACACTAAGCTAGCACACACATGTGAAGACGGAGACTTAGCTACCCAAATAGCAGAAAAGTTTCCCATAGCAAGAGTAGGGCATGTTTTGTACTGGGCAAATAACGCTGTTGGAGCGGAGCATGTGACCACAGCGCACAAAATAGATTGCGCAACGTGCCCGTGTCGTCCTGATTGTAACTACGCTAAGGGGTACGCCAAACTCGTGGGCTATAACTTAGATACATGGCAAAAGGAAACATAAATGGCTAAAAAATCAGGCATAAGTTCTGCCGAGGCTATACGCCTAAACCGTACTACAAAAGGTACGAGCATTGGAAACGGCACGCTGAAGATAAACTCAATGAACAAGCACAAACGTCGCAGTTTCAAAGAATATAGAGGGCAGGGAAGATAATGGCTAAAACCGTCTTTGACGTGCTAAATCAAAAACTTACGGAGCTAAAAGGCTCCAGCGAAGATTTCCTGAAAAGCGGAGGAGCTAAAGACTTTGCCGAATATCGGGAGGTGTGTGGCGTGATTCGGGGTCTAAACGCTGCATTAAGAGAAGTAGGTGACCTTTCGCGTAACTTTATGGAAGACGAAGATGACTGAAACCATTACGGTAACCGGAGTGGGGGCTGACGCCTCTGTAGCTCCAGCAATGACTGCATTGGAAAAGAAAAGGCAAAAGAAGATAGCTGAAGAGATAAAAACCCAAGAGGAGTTAGAAGCTTCGATTCCGAAACCGGTGGGGTACAGAGTGCTTATTGCCCTTCCTAACGTGGAGGAAACCTTTGGGGACAGCGGTCTTGTTAAGGCTAGCTCAACAGTCAGAGAGGAATACATCCTATCTACTGTGGGTGTTGTGTTGGATATGGGCGCAGAAGCCTATAGCGACAAAGATAGATTCCCTACTGGGCCTTGGTGCAAAGTAGGCGACTACGTGATGTTCCGTGCCAATACAGGTACGCGCTTTAAAGTTGGAAAGCAGGAATATCGTTTAATGAACGATGACTCAATTGAGGCTGTCGTTGACGATCCGCGAGCGGTTTCGCGTGCATAAGGAATAGACCATGCCTAGACAACAAGTAGAGTTTGAATTTCCAGACCCCGATAAAGAAGAAGCAGCCGCAGAAATAGAAGTGGATATTGCTGAAGACGATGCACCACTTGAAGTAGAAGGTGCTGTAGGTCGGGAAGACATGAAGAAGCCCGGTAAAGATACGATCAAAGCGGGTGATTTAGAGATTGAGGTAGAGGACGATACTCCCCCAGAAGATCGGGGCCGTAAACCGTCTGAGCCACCTAAAGAAGTAACCGACGACGAGCTAGAAAACTACTCCGAGAAGGTGAAAAGCAGAATTAAGCACTTTAGTAAGGGCTATCATGACGAGCGTAGAGCTAAAGAAGCTGCTTTAAGGGAACGAGAAGCCCTAGAAGCGTACGCTAAACAGTTGGTTGAAGAAAACCAAAGGTTGACTGGCACGGTATCTAAAAGCCAAAGCGCACTACTGGAACAAGCAAAGAAATCAGTTGCGGCGGAGCTTGAAACCGCCAAACGGCGCTATAAAGAAGCTTACGAATCAGGTGATTCCGACGCTATTGTTGAAGCCCAAGACGCTATAGCAACTGCACGAATACGGGCAGACAAAGTAGCTAACTTTAAACCCGCTCCTTTACAAACAGGAGAAACTACTGTAAAAGTTCCTCAACAACCTATTGAAACACAAGCAGTTCGTGATGAACGCGCCGTTTCTTGGGCAGAAGAGAACCCTTGGTTTGGGTCCGATGACGAAATGACAGCTTTTGCATTGGGGCTAGACTCAAAGTTAAAAAAGAGCGGGGTTGACCCGCAATCAGACGAATACTACGAGAAAATTAACTCTCGTATGCGACAAGTATTCCCCGATCAGTTTGATGATGGGATAGAGGACGAACCAGCTAGTACTCAAAGAAAATCTAGCAATGTGGTTGCTCCCGCTACGCGGAGCACAGGACCTAAGAAAATTAGGTTAACGCAATCACAAATAGCTATTGCGAAAAAACTTGGAGTACCACTGGAAACTTACGCCAAACAGGCTGCTGAATTAATGAGGAAACAATAATGAGTCAGAATAGACTAGATAGAGAACTTGAGACCCGTTCTAAGACAGTCCGTAAAAAGGCTTGGACGCGACCCACAGTGTTGCCTGATCCAACTCCTGAAGACGGCTATACTTACCACTGGGTTCGTATTTCAACTAACGGTCAATCTGACGCTACTAACGTCTCCTCTAAGATACGTGAAGGCTGGGAACCGGTACGCGCACAAGATCACCCCGAGATATTTACCGATGTCGTCTCTGATGAGCGGTTTAAGGATAACGTCATCGTTGGTGGTTTGATGCTATGTAAGGCCCCAGTAGAACTTGTCCAAGAGCGAAACGATTTCTATAAGCAACAAGCGGAATCGCAAATTCACTCTGTGGACAATAACTTGATGCGCGAGAA